TATTTAATTCAATTATCTGTAAAATATTTAATGTAAGCATGTTCTTCTTTATAACTAAAATGTATTTCGCAATAGTCATTTCCATTATCGGAATAATAAGTCGAAAGTTTTTTACCCATTTTTTATTCTCCCTGAATTAAATCCTCTGCAAGAGGAAAGATTTTATTAATAGCCTTACCACACTCTCGAGCAAGTTCCATATGCTCTTTTTGAGTACCATTACCACTTCTCAATTCAATATAATGAATCCATGATCTAAGAGTTCCGTTAGCATACAAGCGAGATAAAGTCAAACCTTCCGGTAAAACTTTACGAGCCTGTTCTTTTGCAATGCCATTAAAAATTGCAAAGTCGTATGCTTTTTTAGCTTGATCAATTACATTTTGTTGTTGTAAATTCCATGCAGACTGTAAATCAGCATCATCTGTTTCAATTGAATTTTGCCTATTCTTATGATCTTGTAATCTTGCTTCTGATAAAACAAAGGTTTCATCCATATCACTTGGATTAGCATACCTTTGGCTAAATTCTTGGAATGAAAATGATCTATGTCTCAAAAGTTGTCTAGCAATGTCTCGAGTAGTTTCAATTTCCATAGTGGCTGAAGCCATTTCAAGAGGAGACCAGTGCTTATGCTTAATTAGGTATTTAATAAGCTTTTCGCTGGTCGCACTGTTAATTTGATTTGTAGGATTTGACACTCTTGCACAAAAAGCAATAAGATCTTGAACATCACCAATTTCCGGCATATCATAAACTTGTGTGTACCCTATCAATTTAGCCTTCATTACTTATATTCTCCAGTATCATATTCAATAAAATCTTCTTCATACATTTCTTCCCAATCTGTTGGAATCATAATACTGTGATTAATATGTTTAATAGCTTCTGTTAATTTTCCGCTTTCAGGTAAATCTTCTTCAAGCTGAACGAGAGCTTGATGTACTATTTTATACACGTTGTCGTTATGAATTTCAATTTTCATTGTCCTGCTTCCTTCATTACAAAAGTTCCTTTACGCGAATTCAAATAATTTTTACCTGAAACTCGATGCTTAATAAATCGCTTATTAGTTTCTGTTTTATTAGGATTTTCAATAGTAAATACGACATCTTTACCTTGTGCTAAAGCTTTCATTTGATTCATAAACCTGTCTCCTGAAGACATATAGTCTCTCCTCATAGCCTTACGAATTGATTTACTCACAGTACTGTGAATACCTTGTGATGTTTCTTTACCCATTATTTATCTCCTATCAAATTACTATATTTTTTTAGTTTTTCTCTTTTGGCTGTAGATGCCTCTAAAATATTATCACTAGAAATATTAAAATAATCACCTAATAAATCTAACATACATTGAACATCACCCATTTCATTTATAAGATTTTCTTTGTGCTTATCGCTCATACCAAACCGTAAAATTTTCATACATTCTTTAGTTAGCTCAGCACACTCCTCACTTGCTACAACAAGACATTCGGCTTCGGTTTGTTTCATAATTTAAATCCTTCAAAACTGCTATTAGCAATTCTTTCACCAATAGATGAATTATCAAATACCGGAGTATCATTCATTAATGTTTGAGAACTTTCATCGGCATCAAATAATCTCATTTTAGCTCTATTAACACCAATGACAAATCTTTTATGGAACGTTGGATCATTGTATCTATTCTTTAATTGTTTAACAGCAATTTGACTCATTTGTTCAAGTTCTTCAGTTGCAATGAGAGCAATCATTAAATCTGCCGTAGCGGGTAATCCAAAAGACTCAGACGTATCTTCAAGCCCAACATCCGAGTTACCATAACCACTACGCGTCGTTTGCGTTGCAGATACGATCGGGACATTGAATTCAACTGCCAAGCCACGAAACTCTTCCGCAATTGCTTTAATATAATTATATGAATTAATAGCACCGCCCATACCTTTCATTCTAGAAGAAGCACAAATATTTAAATAATCAATATAGATAATATCTGGTATAAATGATTTTTTAAGCTTTAGTTCACTTAGTAGCGCCCTCATATGACCGACATTAGCAGAGCCGGTCGGGTATTCTTTTACAATAAGTTTACCATTTGTTTTTGTTGAAAGATTGTGGACCTTTTCGGCAAACATTGACTGACTTAAATCGGTCAATTGATCTATTTGAATATTAAGAAGATTAGCATCAATACGTTCAGCGATACGCTCTTCAGCCATTTCAGCAGTAATGTATAAAACATTTTTACCATCGGTTAAGTTGGCTGATGCAAAGTGACACATTGCTAGTGACTTACCTACGCCGGTTCCAGCCAAAATAATGTTCAATGTTTTACGTGGTAAACCGCCTTTTGTAATTTCGTTAAGCAGATCAATATCGAAAGGAATACGTTCTTCATCACGATGATAAAACTCATAACGTTCTTGAAATGCTTCAAGATAATCGTGGCCAACATTCGTATCAAATGATACACCAAGAGCTTTAGTCAGAATATCAGGTAAAGCATTTTTTGATAAGGTTTGGTGCTTACCGTCAATAATACTAATCGATTCCATAACAGCATTGAATAAAGCTCTATCTTGACACCACTTTTCAGTAGCATCAAGTAACCAATCTTCGTCACTCACTTCTTCAGTAAATAATTCTGGAATAATTTCTACCGCTTGCCGATATTGATCATCACTAAACTTATCAGCAGAATCAATCTCGATTTTAAATGATTCTGCTGACGGTAGTTTATTATATTTGGCAACAAATTTGCCGGATTGTTTGAAGAGTTCTTTATAGATACCTTCAAAATATTCTGCCTTAATAAAAGGCAAAACCTTTCTCATATATTTTTCATTAGTCAGAATGTTTTTAAGAACAACTTGTTCTATATTTGTGTTCACTCTTTTACCTCATTAATGTGTAAATCACTTGCTTTATTTTCAATAGCATCTTCAATAATAGAAATCAAAATATCACCAGCATGTTTTTGTAATTCTTCATTTTCTGAATTTAATGTTTCATCTGGACTATTTTCTACATGAAAGTCAAACGTCATCTGTTCACCATCTTCCATACGAATAGTACCATATTGTATAACACTTTCTATAAAATCTCCGGTTAAAAATCTAATTTGCCAATCATCATTATTTCCTGGAATAAATTCATAATCTTTATTTTCAATGTACTGCATTACGCCTCCATTTCTAAGATCTCATCCATATCTATATCAGATTTGTAACCAATAGTAAATTGCTTTTTTATAAAGTCTTTAAAATCTGTATTAGTAAAGATTGGATCCCAGAATTCTTTCTCAAGAGTACCTGCTTCACGAACTTTCTTTTCAGACACTTCACCAGTGGACATATCGACAGAAGAATACCAACCATTAGACGGCTTAACAACATAGCCACCCGCCATTGCTACTTCTAGTAAACCAGAATATTCTTCTACGCCACCTTCCCATGAAACTGAGATAGGGATCTTAGACTTTTCTTTTACAAATCGTGATTTCTCGATATTAATAACAAAGTCATAACCAGTAATTTCCGTGCCTTTTTTATTTTGGCGGCGGCCAAGGATCCAAATATTATTAGCACTATAATAAATCCCAGTGCCACCCGATACTACTGCTTTAGGAAATAAACCAATCTCTTGATATGTATGATTAACTGCAAGCATTACGATATTTTTCATAGCAAGATAGGGTGTTGCCATACGAAATAAACCTTTAAGTGCTTTAGCTCTCGACATATCAGCAACAGACTTTTCATTCTGAGCATCATCTAATTCTTTCTTCGAAGCAAGATTACCAATAGAGTCAATAACAATAATGACATCATCTTTAGACTCTAGACCTTCAAGCTGAGCAATCATATCAAATTTAAGCTCTTCTACATTTGTAATTGGAGTATGAAGAACACGTGATGTATCAATATCAAATTGCTCAAAGTACGCTTGAGGTGAACCAAACTCTGAATCATAAAATAGCATTACTGCGTCTTTTTTAGATTTAAGATAAGCACTTGCCATAAGAAGCGCAAACGATGTTTTGAAGTGTTTAGATGGACCAGCCAAAACCGTTAGTCCAGGTGTCATTCCACCATCCATAGATCCAGATAGCGCAACGTTTACCATTGGTACGCTAGTTGAAATCATATCTTTTTCATTAAAAAATTTAGACTCAGAAAGAACTTCAGTGGCCTTAAGCTTTGAATTCTTTTTAAGTTTATCCATAATCGACATTTATATCTCCTTTGATTATTGGACTATTATAACATAGAAAGAAAGTAATGTAAATAGTTATTTACTAAAAGAGACATTTTGCTCAAGCTCTCTTTTATCTTTCGTATATTCAGATCTAATCTTATTATTTGCTTGTATTACCTCATTTAGGACTGAAAATGATATTGCAAAATCTAAAAATGCTGAAGTATCTTTTGGAAAACAAGCTCCACCAAAACCCATTTTGCCATCAAATCCTGGAACACTCGTATGAGAGTTACCAATCCTTGGATCTGATCTCATTGCATAAGTAATCTCATCAAAATTACAATCGTGTTTTTGTATTATATTATAGAATTGATTAAACCATAATACTTTTGTGGCAAGAAAACAATTAACTCCGTATTTAATAAAACTTGCTTCTTTTAATGTCACATGGTGGCATGGGCAAGGTTTACATTTACTATATTTTTTATATATTTTTTCAATATTGTTTGTATCTTTAATATGCCCTCCAAATATATGCATTGCCGAATTAATGAAATCTTCATCTGCAGATTTTTCAGTTAAAAATTCAGGATTATAAACTACTCTATCACCAGAAAGTTTATCTATAAT